AAGGGGATCTTTTCCCTTGGCAGAAAGTGTCATTAGACGGCCTGTCAGATTGCAAGAAGTTTATTCTTGAAATTAAGACAGCCGGAAAAGAGGACCATGAAGGAGTTAAGGCAGGGATCGTTCCAGCAAAATATTGGCCCCAGCTTCAGCACGAGTTGATGGTTTCAGGAGCAGAAATTTGCTACTACATTTCCTACTGGGATGAGAAGTGGGATGAGTCCCAAGTTTTAAGCACTCATATGGCAGTGATCGAAGTAGTTGCAGACGAAGATTATATGTCAAAGCTTGTTGTGGCAGAGAAAAAGTTTTGGGACATGGTCCAAAGCGGTACTCCACCACCTCTAAGCGATAGAGACTATAAAGAGATTAAAGGTCACGAGGAACTAGCAGACAAGTTTAAAAGGCTTACTCGAGAGGTTGACGTATTAAAGGAACATCTTGAAATAACTAGGTCAGACTTGGTATCTCTTGCTGAAGAAACAAAACATCCTCGCTGCGTAATCAGCGGGATAAATGTTACAAAAGTGAACAGAGCAGGAAGCGTAAACTATAAAAACATCCCAGAATTAAAAAATGTTGACTTGGAGAAGTATCGCGGTAAGTCTACATCTTATTATAAAGTGGGGGAGTGAAATGCCAATATTTATTTCGTGCATGAAGTGTCGTACAAGGGTTTTAGAAAAGGGTAAAATCTATTGTTGGGCTTGTTTAGAGCTTTATTCTAGCCAAGATCCTAATCAAGAATATCCAGAACCGAAGAAAGAAGACTAAATTTTACCTCCTGCCCGAGGTAAAGGGCTGAGTGGGACGAAGCGCTGTTGAGACAATTAAGTCTCCCACTCAGTTTTTAAATTAAATAAGTTTGGCCTGTATCGTGTAATTAAGTAATTTAAATTAAAGGAGTCCAATGACCAAGAAGCAAAAACAATCTAGCCGCAAGCGCATGGCAAACAGAATAGGGAAGAAATGAAAGAGGTTAAGATAACTCCAAAATATTCAATTGGGGATTTAGTAGAAACCAACTCATGTAGATTTGGTATAATCATAAAAATATTGGCTAATTGCGAGTGGGTAGACGAGGGGTATCCTAATTACTGGATAAATTACGTTATAAAAGTAGATGCGTTTAACACCTGTAGAACATTAGAAACAGACATTGCCTCATTGGTAGAGCAAAACAGGATGGGGAAGCGGGGGAAGGCATGAATAACCTTACGGCAGTAATTCAAATTGGAACAGGAATTGCTTTTATTTTGCTGGGGGTGCTTTGGATTATATCAAGCGGGGTTTTTAAATGACAACTAAAATCAAAGAGAGAATAAAGGAAGACAGGAAATGGCAACTGAGGCGTGATATATGGATTTTCTGTATAGAAGGTGCAGAAATCATGTTGTCTGGGTTGGTACTTATCCTGCTCTTGTGGTTAATAAAATGACAAATGAACAATTCGCAGAGATAAAAGAGCGGTATGAGATAGTGTCTGGCGCGTGGCGACACTCTAAAAAAGATACAGAAATTACCGAGGTGGAAATGGCTTTGGTAAATAAGTGGAAGCCTTTTGATATTCAAGGGATGCTCATCAATCATGTTGACGCGCAAGCAGAGACTATCAAAGAGTTGGATGCGGAGATTGAAAGGCTTAATAAAACTATTGTTGATATGCTCTATAAAGCAGACGCGATTGACCAGTGGGCTAACAAAATAGAGGTGGAGATGAAGGAGTTTTTAAAATGAACAAATTTAAATCAGGCGATAAAGTAGCCTTTTACAACAACGGGGTTCGTGGGGTTGGGATTGTCACAGACACCTATTGTAACTTAGTACAAATAGCAATGAACGATTTCATGGGTTCTTATCACTATCGCCAAGTATGGCTCAGAAGGTTTAAGCCCAAGAAACCCAAGCGGGAGTTTTGGATTGGTGGCAGCACTGTTTACTACGTTAAGGCTTCTGCCCTTTTATACTACCCAGAATTAAGTTTAATTCATGTCAGGGAGGTTTAATGAACCCAAGCGATGATGAGAAGTCTGCAAATAAATACGCGGAAGGTTGCGACAATGAATCGGGCAGTTTTCTGTCGCACCAGCTAGAAGCCATTAGAGCTAAAGCTTTCAAAGCTGGCCTCCTAGCAGAGCGCGAGAGGTCGAAGGGGCTTTTAGAGGCGTTGGAGAGGGTGGCCCAAGATTACTACGCTAAAGATGAATTTCTGAAACAAGCAAGACGAGAAATACTAGAGGAGTGCATTATTGCGGATACTAACATTGCCAAGGAAGCCTTGGCCAAGTATCGGGGGGAGAAATGATTAGGCCAACTTGTTCGCACTGTGGTTTTCCAAAGGGTAAGCAGAAAACAAGTGGTGTTATTGGCAGACCGCGAGTCACTAATTTTGTAGAGGTTTATGCGCTTTTAAAAAAGGGGTTTTCTTTTAGCGAGATAGCTAAAAAGTATAATGTCAGTAAAGGAGCAATCCAGAATGCAATTAGAGTCGTAAAGTTTTTGGAGTCTAAAAAATGAATTATCAACTTAAACGAGCTATCAAGTGAATCTTAATAGAAAGGTATCTTACTAATGATTGTGATTTCTGATTGCCCAAAATGCAAATATTGGTTTGCGGAGCCCGTGCGGGATTTAGAGGGGTATTATATTTGCAGGCATTGCAGTCGTGTTTTCCCTGACGACACCCACCCCGAATCATTAACAAATAAACTTCAAGATAAAATCGAGTCAATTTGTGGACCCACTCCAAAAAACAATCAAGAGACAATCCTGCGCACTAGAAACCGCTCAAACGATATTGCAAATTTTGACTAGCGAGCCCCGTCCATTTGCAAAGTTTCTAAGAGACAACCGGACGCGGAAGGGTATGACGCAAAAAGCGTTTGCGTTAATGCTTGGTGCGAAAGAGTCGTATTACATCAAGTGCGAAAACGGCGAGCGGGGCCCGCTTGATCCCGACCTAGTCTCGTTTTTTGTTATGAGCGACAAGCTCGCGGTGCCTGTCAAAGAGATTGATTTCCTTTACCGGCAAGAGCTCGCGGTTAAAAAACATAAGATGACTTACGGGCTCAGACAAAATTTAATCTCGCTGCTATCGGTGATCAAAACGGGGCTCAGTGAGTAACCCATATTTGATGGTCGATTTCGAAACTCGCTCACGCGTTGATTTATTTCTTTGTGGTGCGGCTGAATACGCACGAGACGAATCAACCGAAATCCTTTGCGCCGCTTGGCGACTAGGCACAAGAGAAACTCTTGCAACCACACCAACCGAAAGCTTCTCGCCTTTCATTGATAAAGACCCACCGCTCAAACTACTCGCGGCGCTTTGCAATCCTAACGTAAAAATTTTAGGACATAATGTCGCGTTTGAGCGCGTCATAATTAGGCACGTCTTGTCTCGCCTTTACCCCGCCCTTTCATTTGAAAAAATAAGCGTGAATCGTTTCATTTGCACCGCCTCCCTTGCCCGCGCAATGGCATTGCCGGGCTCACTTGAGAAAGCCGCAGGCGCAATGCGTTTTGAGGTTGGGAAGGATCTCGAAGGGCGCCGCGCTATGATGCGCCTTGCGGTGCCCATGTCTGACGGTGCTTTCTGCCAAGAGCTTGACGTTTTAAAACGTGTCATTGAATATTGTAAAATTGACATTGAAGTGCAAACGAAACTATTTCTTGAGCTCCCGCCGCTCATTCCAAGTGAGCATAAAGTTTGGCTCCTTGATCAAGAGATAAACGATAGAGGCTTTTTAGTTGATAGGGCTCTTGTAAAAGGCGCGCTCTCACTCGTTGAAAGCCAAGCCGTTGAGCTTCGAGCCGAGATTAGTGAGTTAACAAACGGTGCAATCGACGCCGTCTCAAAGCGAGAGCAGTTACTCAATTATGTAAACGAGCATTTTAAAGCGGGGCTCATTGATCTAACTAAAAAAAGAGTTGAGGACAAATTAAACGAGCCCGATTTGCACCCCACTTTAAAAGCTATTTTAATCGCAAGACAAAAGGGCTCAAAATCATCAACCGCAAAATACGCCGCATTTGAGGCGCGCTCCCGCTTTGACGGGCGTTGTCGAGAAAATTTGGTTTATCACGGGGCCTCGACCGGGCGTTTCGCAGGATACGGTGTCCAGATACAACATCTTTTTCGTCCCAGCTTAAAAGTAACTGACGATTTAATCAACACCGTCTCTCGCGGTGAAATGCTCGCGGGGGTCGCAATCTCGGAAGCCCTTCCGAGTTTACTTCGGAGTGTCATCCTGCCTAGCGAAGGGTGCGAAATGTTTTGCGGGGATTTCGCAGGCATTGAGGCAAGGCAAGTTTTTTGGTTAGCCGGTCACGAGGCGGGGCTTGAGCTATATAGGTCAAACGCTCCGCTTTATAAAGTAATGGCTTCACATATCTTTTTAAAACCGGTTGAAGAAATCACCGACGCCGAGCGTTTTCTAGGAAAAGAAACGACACTCGGTGCAGGATACGGGCTTGGGTTTAAAAAATTTATTTTAACTTGTGCGGCTAAGGGCGTTGTTATCACTGAGGAGCTCGCTAAACGCGCGATTGATACTTACAGGGAGCTTCACGCCCCCGTTAAGCAACTATGGTATGACGTTGAAAACGCCGCAATCAACGCGGTGAGATTCAAGCGCCAAATTTTTCATGCGGCGAAATCGAAATTCTTTTGCCAAGGGGATTTTCTTTTTATTGAGCTCCCAAGCGGGAGGCGTTTAGCTTTTAATCGGCCTGAGATAAAGCGGGAGTTGACCCCGTGGGGGCAATCCAAGTTTGTGCTTCATCATATGGGCGTTGATTCAAAAACAAAAGGTTGGGTTAAGTCGTCTACTTATGGCGGGAAATTAGTTGAAAACATTTGTCAGGGAGTGTCCCGAGATATTATGGTTGAGGCAATGCTCGCACTTGAGGGCGCGGGTTATCCCGTGCTTTTTACGGTGCATGACGAGGTTGCTTGCGACCGGGTAAAAGGCACGGGGTGTCTTGATACTTTCACCGAAATCATGAGCCGTTGCCCGGCATGGGCCGCAGGGTCGTCGATTAAAGTTGAAGCATGGCACGGCCCGAGGTATCGCAAGTAATATGCCCCTTTGCATGACAATAAAAAAAGGCACCGGCTTTAAAATCGGAGATGGCATTGAAATTATTTATCAGCGCAACCGAGGCAAGGACACCATTTCCATTTTGGTTTTCGCCAAGGGCAATCTAAAAATCGAAAGGATTTTAAAAAATGAAAACAACACTCCTATTCTTGATCGCGACCGCAATGCTGAGCTGTTCGACACCGCAGGGGATAGCACCGACCCCGACGCCGAGCGCATCGCCAAGCCCGCAGGCGTCCCCAAGCGCGGTGCCGTCATCACTCGCAAGGCCCAAGTGCCCTGAGTATTTTGATTTCACCCTAGCGCGTGTCAATGGCCCATTAAAAATGCCCGCCACGGGGAAGCTTGTCCTTGAGTCGCACCTCGTGTCAATTGAGGACGGGCTCTCCTCATTTCCGAAAGACACTTACGACAAGGCAGCGGAGCACATTGCAAAATCATGCGCGCTGCTTAAGAAAAGATTTCCTGAGGCCGATTGCGCAAAAGTGTACGGCAATCGTTATGTGAAACAATGGACGCCAAGCGAGTCAGGCGCAATTGGTCAGGGTAGCACGGGAAAAAAACCGCCGCTTGATTGTGAAATGTGGACGGTGAATCAATATTGGAAACCCAGCGCGCGCCCGCAACCGGGGTCAAGATATATGATCGAAGCAAACGGAAAGCACGTTATCGCCTGCGCGGGATATGAAACGGGCCCCGGATCACCTGCGTATATCGGCGGGGCTCAAGGTGAGGTTTTCGTATGGTTGGGTATAACAAACCAAAGCCAAGTCAAAATGGGGCTTATAAACGATCAAAGCCTGCCATTTGGACCGCTTGACTGCCAATAAATGGCCGTCAAATCGTATATAGCGAAGCCCTGCGCCAAGTGCGCGGAGTGCAAAAAAGGCAAAAAGAAGCGTCCCCGCCCAGTCAAGCGGCCTAACTAGCTGATAACACAAGGCATTAAAATAAGTTATTCGGTAGTTGCATTTCTGCAACCGATCGGCTATACTGTATTTAGAATGACGGAACACAAAATGAAAAAGTTAACCAAGACGCAATTAGCCATGATCGAATACTCCGCAGTAGTTGGCCTTGACCAGCCACGGAAAATGAAGGCCGCGACCGAGCTACAAGCCGCCGGATTTGGCACTCTTGAAATCGTGACAAACGACTACGGTTACAAATACGGGCGTTTTCACCCCAATTATGACACCACTGACGAAAACGGAAACCGGGTTTCTTCCGCACTATTAGCCTACCGGGCATCAAAAGCGGGGGTGACAAAATGAAAAACAAAATCTTGGAAGTTTTAAAAGAGTTTAACGGTTGCGAGTTTGGAGCCCCAAACGATTTCGAGGAAATTGTCGGGCTTCGCGGTGACACCGTGATTTGCAACGGGGCCGTCGTTGAGACAATAAAAACAATCAAGCGGGCGAACGAAATCATTGACATGATTTGCGCTGACCAGAATTTCTAAACCGTAACCAAAACCGGGAGCCCCCAAGCGGGGCTCTCATTTCCTAGAAAGGGAAACACGAAATGAAAACCAAAAATAAAAGAGCCCCAAAACTCCCACCAAAAAACTCTAGCTGCGCGTGGTTTGCACGGTGCCCCAACGGTGCCGATTATTTAATGTCTCACCCGGTATTGGGTGAGGTCGCGTGTTGCAAGGTGTGCGTTAAACGAATGAAAATGCACGAGGACATTATTTTTTTGGAAGGTGCAAAATGAAAACCAAATTTTCCCCCGGTGACCACATTGAGCCCACTAGCCATTTGCGTGACGGCCATTTGTGCATCGTCGTGTCGATTGAAAATAACAAATATTACAATCTTAACTATGTGAGCAAAGAAACGGGCCACACTGAAAGCTTGCGTTATCCGATTGACGTGATTGACCATTTTTATAATTTGGCCCCGCGCCCACAAAAAGGAGAAATGTAAAATGAAAAAGAAAACTAAAAAAGTAAAAGTGAAAGAGTCGTTTCAACCCACGCGAGTGCTTGAGCAGTATATAGGAAACGGTGAAATCAAATTGCACCACTCAAAAGGTGAGGGGACATTTATGAGCTTTGAGGAGTTGGGCGACTCAGAGGGCATGATATACACCGGAGAGATTGACCGCAATGATATGCTCAGGCTGAAAGCTTTTGCGGTTGCGGCGCTAAAAGAAATGGGGCTTAAATGAACCGATTCGCTTATGTGCTTGAGTGCGGCACGGATTTCGAAGGGGGATACGTGGTTAGTGTCCACTCGACGCTTCCCGGCGCCAAAAAAGCAGCGCTCGAAAAAGTATCTGATTGCGCGGTAGGCCCCGGCGACCAAACTTGGGCCATGACGAAATCAGTATATAAAACGGGAAGGGCTTGGGAATGGCATGGGCGCTATTGCACTTATGTAAAAGTTTCAAAACATTTAATTCATGGGGGCACAAAATGAAAAAGAAAAAACAATTTTGGGCCGCAGGATTAGGGTCGGACTATTGGATCGAAGAAACCAAGCCCGACACGTCAGATTGTGGGAGCCTTGACGGGCCCTTTGACACTCTCGCCAAGGCAAAAGCAAAGATTCGAGTTTGGGTTAGATCAGACCGGGGGCATTTGTCAATGTCGTTATGGGAGTGCATGAGATATAAACCAAAAAAGGAAGGTAAAAAAAAATGATTAAGAAAAAAGAAAAGCTCGTCTCATGGACCGCTAGACTAGCGCCAAGCACGCTTGAGCTTTTAAAGCAGGCAAAAGAGGACACCGGTCACCCGATGAACACCATTTTAGAGCTCGCGGTGCTTGCGCTCTTGGCCCCTTTGTCCCCTAAGGTGCTTGAGACGCCCACCAAAGTATCATCGAAATAGCGAGCACAATTAAAAGCGTCCACTCTTTCATGCTACCGCTTTTTTCTTGTCACCAAAAATAAACTCGTGGCATTTTCTGCACGGGCATAGATTGCCAACGGCCACGAGGTGACAAGGCCGCAATTTTTTAATCTCGGCGCACGCTTGGGGGTCGGTATGGAAACAACCGCAGGCGCCTTTTTTTAGTTTGTTAAGCGCGCCTTTTGATTTGGTGTCAGGCACCCGCGCAAACGGCGCGCAATCTTTCCCGCAGTACACTTGCCCAGTAAGGGGCGGGTTAACACACCCCTCGCGTTTACACTGCTCTTGCTTGAAAAAATCTGATCGCCTTGAGCTCGTGTTTCTCATTGGGCTAACTTTTGCGGGGGCCGTCCGTGGTCCCCTTTTCGACGGTCTTCCTTGATCGCTCATGTTTTAATTGTGAGCGCGTTTATCTTAATGGTCAATGCGACGGCCTATTTTTGGGAGCCTTGTTTTCTGGTCATATACTGCGGCAACGACCATGACTTGAGCTCTTGAGTTTAGTGTAACCCAAAATTCAGCCAAATAAAACGGGGTGCCAAGCCGGTCAACGACATGGGGCATGGGATAGGTGATCATTTCGACAAGCTCGGGGCCCTTAGCCGTCACGAAAGTTGATTCAACCCCCTCCAAATAATACCCTTCGTTTTTGCAAAGGCGATTGAGCTCGGGCGAATAAAGTAACCCCGCGTCATTTTTTAGAAATGAAAATTTCATTTGGAAAATGTTTCGTTAGGGGGTGAGAGGCTCCGAAGTAGGGCAAGAAAACGGAAGCCAAGCCCCCCGGCCATTTGGTTAAAAATCGTTTCATAAAATTGCGTGACGCCATTTCACAAATAAAAGACCGGTGCCCGCGCTCGCGGAAAGAGCTCACGAGATACCATGTCAGTATCCATTGATCGGTGCCCTCTTTATCCCAAAACCTCGCGGTCTGCCACACCGACAAGCACCACGCTAGGCGCAGTAAAAGGCCGGGCTTTTCACCGTTACAGAACATAAAATGCGCGCGGTTTTGTGGGAAACGCCCAAGCCAAGGTTTTAACCAAAAGCCTTGACCGTTTTCTTCTAGAAGGGTGCAGGGAAAATTGGAGTTAAAAACATAATTTAATTTGACCCACCCAAATAGTTTCGCCCAAAGCGGTTTTTTAACGCGCGCAGGAAACCCGCTTCCAAGCGTTGCACCAAGTTGAGCATGACCCAAAATGTCGCGCGCGAAGGTTAGGCGGGGGTCAAGTGCCGACATGGAAGCAAGGCCGATAAAATCATCGGGCCCCTCTTGATCGGTGCTAAAAGATCGCCCGCGAGGGGTGCGCCGGTAATTGCCGGGCCCGTTTGTGAAATCATTTTGCACCGTACGTTGAAATAAGAGCCCGTCAATGGTGTCATAAACCCCGAGCTTTTTTAAACACCAAAGAAAATGCGCGTGATATAAAAGCGGGTTGCCAGAGTATGAGCCCCATTGCGTGCTCGCGTCGTCAACTAACCCGAATTGATTTCGGTATTTTTTAAACTCATCCCTTAAAGCAAATTCCTTTTCGCTTAGTGGCATGTTTTAGATTTTCCTTAACCCTATGGGTTAATAAATTCACTTTCAAAAGAAGTTTGCCCGATATCCTCACCAAGTTGGGTGTAAAGGAAAGTGCCCGAGTTAAAAGCAGACCAGAAAGTATTGAAGTCCTCGCCCGAGTAAAATTTGTGGATTGAGGGAAGAAGCTCACCGGCTTGATTTGTTACTTTGAAAGATAAATGCGCCACGTTTTGACCGCCTGATTTTTCAATCAATACCGATTTAAACTCGATGACTTGAGACGACGCTAACACTACGGGGACATTTAAATTTAAAGCCATATCTCACCATTTTCCTTTAGGGCATGTTTCACTAATCAAGCCCGCTTTAAGCGCCACAAAACAGCCGCAAGCAGAGCATTTATTTTCAACCAGTAATTCACAAGCGTCACAGGTTACAATTCTGTTTTGAATAGTTTCTTTTGGGGCTAAAACTTGCCCAGTTTTTAGTGCTTGGTTCATTACGTTCATTAGACTCATTGTGACGTTTTTTACTTGATTAGGCAAGCTAGGGAAAGCGCAGTCCTTACAACCCATTTGCCAAGTCTCTTCTAGCTTTGATCTCAGCCTGAACTTGGAGTAAATGCGCTTTGAGAGGTACAATCGAGTCAATTAGATTGGCTTCTTCGGTGAGTAGCTCAAGGAGTTTTGCTTTAACAATAGGGACTTGTTTTGCAGGAAGTTTTTCTGGCGTGAAAGTTAGGGCTAGTTTCTCAAGTGGCATAGCCCCCTCCTGAGATCCAACCATTTTGCCATTCTCATAGGCAACAAAAGTAGGGAAATTTTTTACAAGCCCCTCAGTTACAGAGTCAGGCTGTGGACCTAGCTCGTACCAACCTACCACATTAGTTTTTTCATACTCAGCTACAATAGGCTTCATCTTGCCACAAAAAGAGCAGCCTTTCTCGCGGTAGAAAAAAACTAGAATCTTTGGGTTAGCCATTATTGTATCAGCGAAATTTTCTGCATTTAGTTTTATCATATTGAAAAACCTATCTCAGATCGTTGCTAATTTGTACCATCTTTTTGAGCTCGTATAAGTGCCGCTACAATTTGCTGCGGTGCCGGCTCCCGTACAGGTACCACTCCACGAACAACCCGCCCCAGATTGTGCGTTGCAAGATGACTCGTCCATTAGGTCGGCACAAACGATTGCTAAATTCCAAGTACAACCGCTTTCTGCCTCACATGGCGTCTGAGTTGATAGCCCGGTGCATGAAGTCAAAACATAGTGATGATGCACCAAAACTGATTGACCGTTTGAAGTAAGAGAAATCGCTGACTCAAGGGTATCTCCCGCGTATGGAACTACGTTGACGGTCCCAGTAGCTCCAATGCGCTTGATATATTGGAAGCGTGACGTGTTACCCCGGTTCGCGTCGTTAGTGCTTGGTGGAAGCGTAAGTGTGCATCCGGAAGATGCGCTGCACCCAGCCTCGCCCGTGCAAGGTCCCGAGCTTGTAAACCCACTACAGCTCGCTGTACCAATACAAGCCGCGCCCCAATTTCCTCCTGAACAAGTACCAGTGTAGTATGAGCCGCCACACAAGTTTCCAGTGCAAGCTGTAAAAAATGTCCCAGAACATACGCCATCGCCTGAGTTGTAAGAGCACTCGGGTTGGGTTGCACAATTTGTCCCATCACCGCCGCCATCGCTAAGCGTCCCGCAGTCACCGTCCACTGTCGCTGTGCATCCGGTTTGGCCGTTGCAACTTGCGGTATTTGTGAAGGCTGGGCAGGTTGTGGTGTCCCATGCGCAAGTGCCACCGTAAGAATCATCAAGAGCTTCGCAGCTAGTTTGATCAGAATTATTTGCTCCAGAGCAGCTAAGGGACTCCCAAGTGCAACCTGCATGACCTGTCTCACAATTTCCTTGGTCCGATCCTGTATAGGTAGAACAGGGCGTACCCGCGTCCCATGAGCAGCCCGCTACTGAGTGAGTTTCACAAGTCGCTTGGCCTGATCCGGTATAAGAAGAACAGGCGTTTGTCGGTGTCCCAATACAGGCAAAAGCAGTAGAGCAGTCAGCATAAGTGACCATTTCATTGTTTGGGATCTGATAGGATGAGGTAATAGTTAGGGTTCCTTTTGCTGCGAAGGACCCGTAGCTCGATAATGTGGTCGTAGCCCCAACGTCTGAATTTCCAGCACACACCCGCTGCCCAAAAAATCCATTTCCACTCGTATACAGCCCCCCGCTATAAATCTGAGCGAGTAAACTCTGACTCGTGATATTCCCGCCAGCCATAAACTGATAACCAGTGGCATTATTCACGGCCTTAAAAAACATCGCGCCATCGTTATACGCTGTAATCGCTGACTTGATAGTCCCTGAAAATTTAAAGGACTGATTCGTGTACTGACCAGAAGTATTATTTAACATCAATGCGGTTGATGTGCCGGGATCTTGATTACCGTGAACAAACTCTAGCTCTTGAGCCCCATAAATAATCTGTTTGGCTCCCGCATTTCCTGATAAATCTTTTCTATATAAATCTGAAACTGTAACTGTACCGTCACCCTGTTTAAACATTTTGGTGCGCAAAATACCGCCGCCCAAATATCCGGTCCCACTCACTCCTGTTAGCTCGGTTGTAGATTCAATCCCTTTACTTGAACTTGTGCCAGTGTCCCAAATACTCCCTTTATTTCCAATTGCTGGGGCACTCTGAATGGTAACGGTAGACGTGGAAGGAGTTTCATTTCTGAGTTTCAAAACCTCAGTGGTAACGCCGTCAATACCATTCTTTCGAATCGTTTGCGTCCCTGTCCAAGTATTGCTTTGCGGTAAAAGATTCTTTACGCCGGGGCTAAATTCACTCAATTAAAAATCCCCCGCTTGGCAAACTACATTTATAATTTTAGCAGATGTTACCGTTGTAAGGGCCTTAACTTTTAGCACGGCACCACTCGCAAGCCGCATGATTTTATTCCCGTTATTATCAATGAACATTGCAGGAAACTGAGTGGACTCAAAAACGCCAACTTGCGGAAGTGCGTTTGTGTTTCCGCTGTTTGCTGGGATCGAAAGAGTCCCGATGAGATAATCAACCGCTGAGATTGTAACATAAAACTGTAAATCTTTTGCGGCTGTGTCAGTTGAGGTAACCCAAATTCGGTTAATCAAAGAACCATTAGCCCCCGCAGTTAAGAGCGTTTTAAGCGTAGTCGTATCAGCAGGTAAAATCTGAACTGATGGAGTCGTGTGAAGCTGTGGATAAATAGGTGTTGCTGTACCTGCCATAATTAAAATCCTCCGAATTGAGAGTAGGCCACGAAATTCGCGGCATCTACATATTTTTTAGTAGCGTAATCCTGCGGTGAAGTTGGATCAAGCGCATTGATCACTTTTCTGGCATCACCCAAGTTTATATTCGTTGTCGCCCCAACGTAAGGCACAAAATTTGTGGCATCGACAATTGGTGCAGGAAAATTACTTCTCGAATCTGTACCGTCGCCCTCGTATAAATCAATAGTTGGTGCAGACCCACCGCCTGACACCACGGCATAAACTTTTGTTTTCAGCCTAGAACTAGCGAGCGCCATCGTGTATTCTGTTCGAGAAAACGCGATAAAATGCTCAGCAATAACCCCGGTAAGAGCGGTTGATGGTCCTAGGTCTGCGATCTTTGCAATGTCAACCCCTGCGCTTGTCGCTTCCCATACTTCAACTCTAACTTGCGCGACTTTTGTGCCCGCTGTTTTTGCCGCGTGGACATGTGACGAGTATTCCCCCGCAGGTATCGAAGTACGATTAGGATTTGACGGCTCTGTGATATAAGTCCTAAGCAATTGCCCGTCGGTAACTCCCGCAGTTGTTATCGTGGAAAGAGTAGGATAGGGCTCCGCAGTCTGTTTAAAAAGTGTAGCAACGTCCGAAGCGGTAGGCGTCCAGTAGTAAATCAAAACGCCGATTGTAGGCATTGGTTGCCAACTCGGGATTGATGCAGTCGCCCCGTCACCGGCTGAGGATAAAAATAATTGATTGGCTGCAATGTTACCGGGTAGGCGTGTTTGAACTCCGTCAATACCACCATAGATTATATCGCCAAGCGTGGTCATGGTGTTAAGTTTTAATGTCGCAGCGTCAAGCGCAAGCCCGGTGCCTAAACCAATCTCCTCCACGTCACCGCTTGCCGCAGACTCGCGGCCAAGGAGTTTATCAGTCGCGATATTTTGCATCTTCGCAAAAGTGACCGCGTCGTTTGCAATCGTGGCGGCTACTGATCCCGGACCCGTTGCCGTCACCTCGCCCGTTAATTCCGTGATGTAATTTCCCGCAGGTTGTTTCGCAGCGAAAGCAGCGTGGTCAGCCGCAGTCAAAGCCCCGTCTTGTAAATCAGTTGCGTTTTGGATGGAAATAACAGGCGTCGCACCGCCTGAGCTTGCAATCGGTGAGGTCGCACCAACTGAAGTCACCCCACCCGGTGCATTATCAACCCACTCAGTGTCGTAACTTGTATTGGAGTTTTTAGCTAAGTGCTGGCCCGTCGTCCCGCCAGCGGGTACGCCCGGTCCGGCTGGACCCGCAGGCCCGCTGTGTACCTTGACGACAAGTGTCGTCGGTGTACTAACCACGATTGTTTTCTTTTGTGGCTTGACGACAATTTCCATTTATTTCGTCACCTCGGGATAGAAATTTATTATCCCCTGAAGGATGCGAGTCACGAGCCCACCACTATCGACGTACTCAATATCGTAAGCGAAATTTGTGACCGTTCGATCAGCCTTGTCTGAGTTATCAGCGACAATCGCTGCGGTTGTCGCCGCTGTCAATCCCACCGTTGCGGTACCGGCGACGGCGCTGACGACTGGGCAAACGAAATCAGCTATCACGGTCGCGTTGCTCGCGGTCTTTCGCATCTTGCCGCGTATTGTGGCACCTGTTAAATTGATCGCGGCGCCTGCGCTGTCTTTTAGTTCAAGATCGAGTTTAAAAGTCGCGCCCTGATACATATCAATCGTGTAGTCAATGGGTGAGCTCATTTGGTTTCGTCCTTTAACTTTTTCAATTGCTCCTCGTAAGAGAGCCTTAATTTTCCGCTTATGATTTGTTTTTCTTCAAGTGAAGAAATGAATTTTAAAAAGTTTTCTTGAACCGTTTTATCGGTTGTCGCCTTGTCTAAAAACCAACCTACAATCGAGATTGCAAAAGGGAGGAGAGTGCTTAAAATTGAGCTTGTCATTATATTTTACTCCTCCCTTAGGAGTATGCTTTCATACCCAATAGTGGTCAACCTATGAACGCGCTTTTCAGGAGCGGTTTCCATAAACGCATAAACGCAATAGCCCTTCACAATGGGAAACTCAAAACGCGTGCCCCCGTTTAGGGGCTCACTCATTGGGCAATCCTTTTGTGGTAGCACTCGCACGGGGGTTTTAAATTCAATAAACTGAGTCAAAGAGAAACGACTTTGACAAATCGAAACGCCGTTAAATGTTTGGCCGTATCCGTTACACTTTAGAAGCGCGGGCAATTTTGCCTCGTCCGTTTCAAAATCAATCATCGCCCAAGCGTGTTGACCCTTTTTATCGTACCCACCAATTAGCATGGGGCAAGATTTGTTTGCCTCTAAGCTCTCGCTCGGCGTATATTCGTAAGTAAATTTCTTTGCGTTTGGGGACCACGATACGTCACGGTGACAAGTCGTGATAGTGAGCAAGTCTAGATTTCCCGCGCTCTCGCCTGTTATCGTGTAGCTATGAGCTTTTGGCACGACTAAAACCCCGACGCCTGAAACGCCGTTTATAGTGGCTTTAATGTCGTGCTTATAAACCTTTTTGGGGTCAAGCTCTTGCACGGGCGCGCTCGAAAAAGCGTGCGCCGTGCAAGAGACAAGAAGGAGGAGAGCAGGAAATAGCTTCATTTATTTTACCGCGCCGGGCAAAATCTTTTTAATGAAATCAATGATTGAAACATAAACTGAACCAATACCGGGGAGAGCCTTAACAGCGTCAAGGAGCTCGTGCAGTATGATAGCCCCTGCGCCTGCGAAAAGGTACGCAGCTAAGCCCGAGAGCGTGATCGGGCTCATTGATATCACACCAATGATTAAGCCAAGCACGGGGCCCACAAACGCTTTAGCGGAGCCTAGCATATCCCAATAGGTTTTTAGAAATGACACTTTCATAGAGCCTATGATCAAAAGCACCGCGCCCGAGATTTTCGCAACGGTTGAAAGACCGCCAAATGCTTTGATAAACTCAAGCACTTGGGATAAAAAATCACTTGCCGACAAATCGTCAGCAAACGCATAAATCGGAAATAAAAGACCGGCTAAAACAATGGATAGAAACAAAATTACATTTTTCATGAGCACCCCTTTTTGTTTATTCTAAACTAGAAACTTTACTTTTAAAAGCGTAAGTGTCCCAATCTTGGCCGATCGGTACTTGCCTGACTTGATCAATCCGGGCCCAAACACTTGCAAGCTTCTGTTTTGAGTATAGCTCTCTTAGATTGTGGACCTGCTCCCCATATGTCAATTGAAAATGGGGCCGGTCAAAATCATTGCCGTCAACTAATCCATTACCATTCCAATCGTAGCCCCACTTAAAACCATTCTTTTGTGCAATCTCGCCCGTCTTTCGCCACGAGTAATCAAAATCTTTTGGGTGCAGGGTCGATAGGTAAGGGTCATCGCCCTGAAAGCATATGTCAAAAGCAAGCCCGTAATGGTGAACACTCTCACCCGGCATCGCGTTTGTTACGACTTGGCTCTTGTTTACCACTTGAAACACACCGTTGATTAGCTCGCGGCCTTTTAAATAAAGATCCGTTTGTCTTTTGAAAGATCTTAGCCCTTCGGTGACCCTGATTTGACGAGACAAAACTTTTTTTACATCAAGCTCAAAGTGTATCGCGCGCACTTTAATGTCGGGGTAAAGCGCGTTTAATTTTACGGTTGAAGCGTCATCAAATGGCACGGGGTCACCGCCTCTTGTCTACTGCTCTTTTTATATATTGTAAGTCTGTTTTAATCACTAAAATGTCGGCTCTCATTTCGCTCAAGGTCTGGTCTTTTACCTCGTCCCTTTGTGAAAGCTTTTCGAGTTGATGCCCCTGCGCGACTTGGTTATTGTAAAAAGTTGTCACCCAAATTGCGCCCGCAATTGTGACCGAAGAAATTGAGAGGATGAGAGACGCGACTATTTTAAGAGGAAGTCTCGTCCTCTCATCAATCTCAACTACTTTCATTAGTCGGCAATCTTTACAATTTGGAGAGCCTCACTTGTGTCCGCATTATATCCAGGTCCAGCGCATTGAGTTGATACTTGACCGCGTATGTTATCCCCAGCAATAAATCTTGCCGTGGCGTGCACCGGCATCCCGCTCAATGATGTAGCTCCAGCAGACGAAGCGTATCTAGTAGTAGTGTAATTTAACTCCCCGCCGCCGTTTTTCTGAATCCGCAATTGCATATAATCACCGAGCGCAGAGCTTGTGCAAGTTGGGTTTACCGTATAAACAATCGAGTAAAGACCGGGATATTGTATGGTGAAAACTCCCGAAGCCACAGACATCCCAAAAATATCAGACGCAGAGGTCCATTGAGTAGTATTAAAAGATGAATTTACTGTACCCGTACCACCCGTGACGTTGGCATAAATCGCTTGCGTATAATCAGGCATGGCGAAAGAATCACCCATACCCGCAGCCCAAGTTCCAGCCGTAGTCTGCGTTGAGGTAAATCTATAAAGCACCCTAGCTGCTTTTCCAGATACCGCCGATGTCGTGTAAATAACTGTTGCTGAATCAGCCGCGCCAGCGCCACCCTCCGCTGTTGATGATTGCACAAAGTCACCGAGATTAATCGACGACGCGCCAAGAATAACAGTCCCAGCATTATTCAGAGCATAAATAAATATCCTTGATGGAATGGTACTAGTATGACCAAGCGTTGAGCCAGAAGAGATAGTCACCGAGGTTGCGCTAGTTACAGTCAAATAACTATAACCGCCGTCAACCGCACTTGATAATGAAAATCCAATTTTACAAGGGCTAGTTGAGGATGGTGCCGCGCCCGCCGCATCTTTTAGAGAAAAAGTTACAGCATTAGCAGCGACCGTAGCCGCGACAGAGCAGTTTACTACCCCTAAAAGATCAGTCGCCCCCCCATTAGCCGCACCCAAAACCCCCGTCACCGCCGCGCTTTGAGATAAATCAATTGCGCCAAATGCGGGGATCGTGCCCGAGCTTCCCATGCGGTACGGCTGATAGGCTGCACCAACGGGGGCCGCTTGCGCGGTCATCGAGAGCAGAGCAAATAAAATACAAGTAAAGTTTTTCATAATTTTCGTTCCTTCTAGATTATCCAATTAAAAGCCAACCGGTTGAAATCGAGAGCAATCGCACTGACGAATATAGCACCGATAAAACCATTGTCGAATCACCGTTGATGAGATCGGCGCCGTCGGGGTTGATTGTCAAATTATTGCCCGCAGTCATAAGCGCAATGGTAAAAATTGCACCGGGGCAAGTGCTCGCCGCCGGTAATTGCTGCTCACAAGCGCCGCCCGAGCTATTCCACAAAATGGTTTTGTTTGCGACCGTCGCAAGAAAGGGAGTATTTGCAAAAGCTTTCGAGAGAGGAGCCCCGCCGCCGTTGATCATTAAATCAATCGCCGCTTTTAATTGTACTCTTGAAGTCTTGTCAAGCGTCCCGCCTGATTGCTCAATGACGTAAGCAAGTTCCTCTTGAACGGCGTTTAGCCAATCATCGGAAACAACCGTTGCGGGGATTGACCCCGGTACGCCTTCGGTAAAATAACCAACCGTTGCGCCCACCGCTGCGGGGGTAGGTAAACTCGCTGACGTTGCCTCACTGTCTATTCTGTGCATAAAAAAGTCCTTTCAATAGTTTTAAGCCCCATAGGAAAATAAAACAATAGTGTGAGCGGGTTTCGCCCGGTTTATAATACATTCAAGCGGGTCATTGTTTCCGTACGCAAGCGGGTCGCCTGCGGTTGAAAGACCAGCCCTAAAATAGGTCACCGTGTTTGCAGGCGCGTTTATCTGCCAAGCCCGACGCCACTCGCCGTTAGTGAGCAAGTCCCCCGCCCGTGAAATCCCCGCTTGAAATTGATCAAACTCAGTCACGGTCACCGTAAAGCCAAGAGTTAAAGCTAGATCAATATAAAATTGTGGCGATTGCCCGCCTTGATTTGTTAACCGGTAAAGGATTTGAGCGCGCCTGTCTTGCGTGCTTGTCGCCTCACCGATACAATCATCGGGCAATCCTAAAATGCGCTCCCAATCATCAAGTAACTCAAGAGAGGTCGCCGGAAATAACTCCCGCAGTAAATCAACCCCGCCCCTAGTGTGAACGCGCACGAGCTCGTCAGCCATTGCAGTCAAAAAATTGTGCCACGTTGAATTTATTGCGCGGTTCCACGCCTCACCTTTTGGGAGCAAGGTTTTTAGAAATTTAGTGTATTGGGAAACACTCACACCCATGTGATAGTCCCCATCGTAGAAAGTTGAGCGGTTGTCACTGTCACGTTAGCGGCGGGCACCGTGAGCGCGTGATCGGTTTCGCCTGCGGCAAGTGAAATCGCTTCCTCAATGTGAGTGAGTAAAATCGTCCCGCCGGGCTCAGCCTCTCTTAAAATTAAGTCCTCAAGCTCTGCTTGAACCGCTGCTTTTACCGCCGTCGTGTTTGGCGTGACGTTAATTGTAAAAGCAATCGGGACCGCCGCAGGCGCGTAAACTGTTACGTCAGCCGTGACCGGTCTTCGGGTTGGGTCGTCTATATAGTCTTGAACGTCGGTCACCTCGCCCGCGTCGGGAATAATTGAGCCTACGTCATTGTCGCGCACAAAAGTCACGCCGACCGTGCCAAGCCCCAAATATGCGGGAAGCACCCACGCGCGCGTAACACCCGCAACCTCTTTTGCCCAAGCAACATAATCCGCTTCATTCCCACCGTGGGGCGAGTTTTGAATACGCGCTAAAAGTCGGGTTAATAAGTCCTCATCACTTTCCGCCTCTAATCCGCCAGTTAATCCGCCACTCGCGACAACCCCTTGAGTCGTGACGCCCGTGATCGGGGAGGAAAGAGAAATTGCGGTTGCGGCGTCAACGTCACTGTCGGGCCCCGCAACGCTCGCGGTCACTGCAATGGTCACCGTACCCGCTGCAATAGTGCCCAGCGCGTCGGTTGTATATACGAGCCCGCTTGAGGTTTGGATTTCAGTCGAAGCGGGGATTTCTGAACCGTTGTCACCGGTAAACGTCACGTTGCCTTGTGAAAACTCCGCAGGCGTTCTTGATATGCCCCAAATCGTGGCCCAACGCTCAAGGTTTTCTTTCTCAGCCGTATCTGGAAACGATTGCTTATAAACCCAGTTTAAATATCCATAAACCAAATGAATCGCGCCCGCGAAAATAGTCGCAAGCACTTTTAAAACAGAGCGCCTTAAAAGTTTACTCCCACCGGTTAACCGGCTTTCGATATCTGATTGTATCCTAGTATTGAGCTCATCAAGTGTCGGTCTTGTAAATGCCATTTTTTATCTCGCCCCTTCGATTGCCCAAGGGCTCTCGTATTGAAATGGTAACGCGTCACCATTTGGTTTTGTGATAATACACTGAATGGCGAGCGCATTGTTTGAGTCAAAATCTGCACTCACGTCAATAGTGTCAGCAATGCCGTCGTCAATTAGCCATTGTAATGCCTCTTGCGCGTAGTCCTCGGCTAGATTTCTAGTCTCGTCACTTACTTTTGAGCGTTTAAGTAACCACAAACGAGAGCCGATTAAATCGCCCACGTTTTCAGCAAACAAATCACCAAACCAACCGCGCCTTGATTTTTCTTCGGTTGGGAGCTCGTCAGTTTCCACTCGTCTATCAGTGTAAAGCGAAACGATAACAGCGGTCCTCAAGCCCCCGTCAGTTTGGAGGTCGTCAGTCATAACAGAAATGTCAAACTCGAAACTTGCGTTTTGTGAAAGTGCAATGTCCCCGCTCATGACGTTGTTCCTAGCCCGACGTTGACAAGCCCCGTGCCGTGAACCGGCGTGTTAGTTGAGTCAAGCAAGTTAGCGGGAGTGATTGCAAGCGTGCCCGGATTAACTTGTCTATTTGCAAGGTCGTAAGTATAAAACGCCGTTGCAATTGCGCGCCAATAGTCGCGGCCTGCGTTGTCCTCAGTTGACCCGAGAGCGGGAGAAAACGCACCATGCTGAGCTTTAACAGCCGCCCAAATTGCGTCACCGAGATTGTTTGCGACTACTGCCATACTTTATACCTTAAACGTATCAAGCCGAACTTTCAACCCAGCTAATGTTTGGAGCCCCGTAATATCAAAAAGCGGTTGGGGCCCTAAAAGTGTTATCGTCCTAGCATCAATTAAAAACTGAATTGTGTCAGATAAAACGTCGATTAATTCATTGCTTCCGTTTGTTATCCTAATCTTATTTAGATCAATCTCAAAATTTTGCGTCGCGTCTTTTAACACGAGCTTTGCGCCGCTTGTCGTATAAATCGCAGCGTCACCGGGGGAGAGGGATTTAAGTCTAGTCGCTCGGTCGTCGGTCGCGATAACTACACCGTGATCACGGTTGCCGCCCAAAAATAAAATAACGGCCTCGGCTCCCGCTTTCGGTACGCTTGTGAAACCATAATTTTGAACGCGATCAAGCTTGTCGATAGTTTCGTCAGCAAGCACGTCGATTTTCATTTGCTGCAAATTTGTCGTGTCGGTTACTGACTTAATGATCCCGCGCGCAATCGCAAGCATGATCCGTCTTTTAATCGGCGCGACTACTTTATTTATAAGTTCAATCATCGCCTTGCCTTGTCTGCTTTGACGAGTTGAGTGAGCCCGTCTTTTGCCGCTTTGATTGTGGGGTCGGGAGTGTAAGCCCCCTCGCGCTCTAGTTCAAGAGTCGTCGTCGTCCCGCCCGAGCCCTTGGAAAATGTCACGCCTGAAATTAAAAGGTCTTGATTCACGCCCAAGAAATTTGAATCAAGATTGACTAAACGGTTGGGCGTCCAAAGGACACCATTTTCTTGATGCCAGCCGTAAACGACAACGCTGAATCTCGCGCTCTTTGCGGCCCTAAAACTTGCCTCCCATTGCGCCCGTACTTGGCAAATCTTTAACGACGAGTTTCCCTCGGCCATTAATGTCATGGGTCGCAATCTCGTTATCACTGAATCTTTCGCGGTTCCAAAATTTGCAAAATCAATCGCAGGCGAGGCGTCCTCGGGGACACTCGATTGACTTTTCACCGTATATTTTGAAAACCGATCTTTCACGTCATAAACCGCGCTCGCTGAGAGTATATTAATACCCTGCACAAGTCGCGTTGCACTTCGCTGCGTACCTGCTCGTGTTATCTCAATGCCCCCCGCACCATCATTGACAAGCAGAACACCGGCTAATTTTGCGGCGCGATCTAGCGTCTCGAAAGCTTTCTCGCCGGGTTGTATCCGCCACGCCGAGAAAACCTCGGTGCTAATGCCCTCGGGATTTGAAACGGTTACACCAAAGGGCGCGCAAATAAGCGCAGCAAGTCGGTCAAGAGATATCTTTTGCCAATTGCCGGGCTTGTGCTCGGCTGAGCAATCCACTAGATCCCCCGCCTTGTCGCGGCCTGAGATTGTAACGCTTCGCTCTGATTTTGAGAAGCTCGGAGAAACACTGTCAACGTAACCCGTGATTAAAATTTCGGATCCAATTTGGATTTGGCACTTGTCTTGCGGCACCACTTGCCAAGCGGTTTGCTCTTGCGCCCACTTGTCTATTAGTTTCAATTCAAAACTTCCTGAAATTGCTTTGAGGGATCGCTTGATTTGGATTTCTGTCCAACCGTCAAACGCTTTTCCGTTTACAAGTAAAGTCGCGTCGTCACTCGCGGCCTTGCCCGATGATCCGATTGCTTTAGAAATCCCCGTTGCGACTTGCGAGAGAAGACTAGCCACGATCTAAAACCTCAAGCGCGCTATCTTGAGGCAAAAAGCCGGGGTGAGATATTCCGTTTCTTGAAATTACATCGTCTTCAAGTTCAAG